ACATTCATAGAGATAGGATTGAGTCACTTTTTTTCTCTGCTTAGGAGGTCGAGTTTGTTTCTTGGGTTTTACCTCAATCACATAAGTTTTAATTTCACCATTACTTTCTTTGACTTTGATAAGAAAGTCTGGATAATAACGATGAGATCGATTATCAACAGGTGAGAGATATTTAATATAAAATTCTTCACTTGCCCACTCAAGAATATTCTCATTCAGATCACAGTAATTACAGAATTTAGTTTCCCAAGTACTCCGACATATAATATTATTGGGATTTCCCTTGTATTTTCTGGGAAAAGAGGGTTTGAATAAACTCTTTTTACTTTCTCCCATTATACATACTATATCAGTAGTAGTATTTATAGGAATATGACGGTCATTGCCAACATTCCAAGTAGCACCACTCCAAAACCTCATAAGAAGGTATTAGCAGATTTAAAAGCATCTATTTTAAATCCTGCACTTACTTCGCATTTTCAATGTTGGTTCTATCCTCCTTCGCCAGTAAGATCCCTTTTACCTACGGCAGAGGTACAGGATGACAGATCGTGGTCATTATCCTGTGCCGAAGCGGGTTTGCCTGGTACATCTTTAGCAACGGGTGAAATTACTAATGATTTTACTGGAGTAACAGAAAGGCATGTATATAGAAGACAGTATGATACAACTTCCTCCTTTACTTTTTATGTGGATCATGATTATAAAATTATAAATTTCTTTGAGAAGTGGATTGGTTATATTGTGAATGAAGGTTATATTAATCAAAATCCTAGTAATGATAATTATTTTTATAGAGTAAACTTTCCCAAGTTATATCAGACATCTATTTACATTAAAAAGTTTGAAAAGGATTATAGTAGATTTTTAGAATATAAGTTTTTAAAGGCTTATCCCATTAGTATTAATACAATGCCTGTTACTTATAATGCGTCTCAGGTATTAAAGTGTACTGTTAACTTTAATTTCTCTCGTTATTTGACAAACACAGGTTTTATTGATCCTCCTATTCAACTGTTTGATGGTTTGCCTGATATCTTAAATAACCCTCTGGTGGACATTAATTAAGACCTACTAAATAAAACACACTGAACTCTTTGTAAGATATTATGCCATTACCAAAGATTGCGACACCGACGTATGAGTTGGAATTACCTTCGACCAGAAAACCTATACATTATCGACCATTTTTAGTTAAAGAAGAAAAACTTTTAGTTCTTGCATTAGAAAGTGAGGATACAAAAGAAATAACAACCGCAATTAAAAATGTAATTAAATCTTGTATCAAAACAAGAGGAATTAAAGTAGAAAATCTTCCTACTTTTGACATTGAATTTTTGTTTTTGAATATTCGGGGTAAATCGGTAGGAGAAGATATTGAGGTTAATCTTATTTGTCCTGATGATGGTAAAACACAGGTTCCTGTGACTATTAATATTGATGATGTTCAAATTCATAGAACTGAAGGACATACTAATAAGATTAAATTAGATGAAAAATTGATTATGGAGATGAAGTATCCATCTCTTTCTGAGTTTATTAAAAATAATTTTGATTTTAAAGAAGATAATGTGATGAATCAATCGTTTGAGTTGATTGCTTCTTGTATTGATAAAATTTATAATGAGGAAGAAGTATGGGCAGCTGCAGATTGTACTAAGAAGGAAATTACTACTTTCTTAGAATCAATGAATTCAGCTCAATTTAAAGAGATTGAAAAGTTCTTTGATACAATGCCTAAACTTTCCCATAAAGTGAAGATTATTAATCCTAATACGAAAGTAGAAAATGAAGTTATAATGGAGGGTTTATCTAGTTTTTTCGGTTAGCTCTAGTTCATATGGATCTAGAGAATTACTATAAACTGAATTTTTCTTTAATTCAGTATCATAAATATTCATTAACTGAGATTGAAAACTTGATCCCTTGGGAGAGAGACATCTATGTTGGACTACTTAAAGCCCATCTTGAAGAAGAGAAACTAAAACAACAGCAACAATCATCGTCTTAATGACAGTAGCAGCTACACCAGAAATTTCAAAAATTCTACTGGATCTTGGTATTGATCCAGTAGATGTTTATGCTGTCGATAATGCAGCCACAACTTATACATCTGCATTAATAGAAGGGATTAATACTCTTGAAGTTGCTAATAAAGGAGAGAGTACGAGATCAAGAATATTAAGAGATGAACTTAAACGAGTAAGAGAGAGGAGAAGAAAAGTAAAGGCAGATAAATTATTTACTAAGACCTCACTAGTTCCAGTAAATAAGATAAACCCTCAATCTTTATTACCTGGTTCTGCGGATTCTACAGATAAAAAAACAGGAGGATTTAATGTACTTACCCAGGCCGTCCAAGGAATAATTAATATTCTTAAATTGGGAAATAAGCAAGATAAAAAAGAATTTGAAGCAGATAATAAAGAAAAAGAGCAAGAGAGAAGAGAGAAGAGAGAGAAAGCATTAGAAGCAGGAGCAGGAGCATTAAAAAAAACTGCAACTCTGGGTAAAAAAATAGTATCTACTTTGATTTCTCCTTTTAGGAAAATTTGGGATGCAATAACTAATTTTTTAAAGGTGGTGGTTGCAGGGTTTTTATTTAATAAAATTTTTAATTGGATTTTAGATCCAGAAAATAAAAGAAAAATAGAATCTCTTGGAAGATTTTTAAAAGATTATTGGCCTGCCCTTGCAGTGTTTGGAGCATTATTCCTTACTCCTTTAGGAGGGATAATTAAGGGTTTACTTACTTTTGTAGGGTGGGCAGTTCCTTGGTTAGCAAAACTTGTTCTTAAAAATCCTCTTCTAGCAGCAGGAGTTCTTGTTGGTGGATTTACTATTGATAAGGTACTGAAAAGAATGGAGGAGGATCAAGATGCCATAACTCAGGAATTTGAACAAAGAAGAAACGCAGGAGAAACTATCACTAGAGAGGAGGTGCAAGATGAGTATTTTAAAAATAATAGAGATGTAATGAGTCTAATCTCTGAGAAATTGACTAATAACATGATTAGTCCTCTTAGTAGATTATTTGAAGAAGGTGGATATGTACAAGGTCCTTCTCATAAGAAAGGTGGAGTTGATATTAATGTTGAAGGTGGTGAGTATATCGTTAATAAGAAAAGAACAGGTATCTTAAAACCTATTCTTGATTGGTTAAATTTTGGAGACTTAGCACATCCTCCTGTTAAAACTACTCCGATGGGTTTTCCATCTCTTGGAGATGAAAGAATTATAGATTTACTTATAAAGTTTTTGAAGTCAGCGAATCCGAAACCTCAATCCACACCTAAGATAGCACAGGGGGGAAAAGCAAAAGGAGTAACGAGTTCACCCTCTATTTCGATGGCTTCGATAAAGATGCCCAAGTTACCTTCTAGAGTATCCCCTCCTTCCCCTCCTAGTTCTTCTGGGAATGTAACAGTTGTTAATGAGAGGGAAGTTTTACCTCCAATCACTCAACAAGCAACCCGACAAGGAAGTGGTGGAAAGACTCTTCCTACCTTCACTATAGCAACTTCTTCTAGTCAGAGACAATATAATCTATCTGCAATGGAGATTGGTTGATGTCTATAAAATCCCAAAAACTTCTTCCTTCTGCTGAAATAAGAGCTTCCACAAAGACTATTTCTACTTCATTTTTGCGTGATTTAAAACCAGAAAAACCAATTGAGATTGGTAAAGTATCCAAGAAAGATTCTCTTGCCGAAAAATTTGGAGTAATATCTGAGTTTTTAAAAAAGGAATATAAACGGGACAGGATGTCTTGGTTTAGAGAAAGAAAAAGAAAGCAAGAAGAAAGAAGAAAGAAAAGAGAGGAGGAGTTAGAAAAAAAGAAAAAAAAATCTAAAATTGGAAAAGGTATTAGTGCCACTCTTCCTTTTAACAATATCTTTGATAATATTAGTAATTTTCTTTTATTTTTAGCAGGAGGATTTCTCCTTAATAAGATTTTAAATATTCTTCCTCAATTAATGGAGATAGGTAAGATTTTAAAACCTATAACCATTGGGATTTATAATTTTGGAAAATTTATGCTTGGAAGTGTAATAGGATTCATTGATGCAGGTTATGCCATACATGATGACTTAAGAAAGAAAGTTGAAGAATTGGGAGGAGAGGATGCAGTTGAAAAGTTTGATAAATTTGCAAAAGAATTTAAAAAAGTTATTAATGGAGCCATTATTCTTGCAATGCTTTCTACTTTGTTACCTAAAAAACGAAGGGGAGGGGGTACGAAGGGAGACTGTAAACCCTGTCAACCT